AACGACCTTGAGCATCAACAGTGAATGTTCCAACAGAAGATGCGTTACCATATGTAGCAGCTGTAACAGCGGTATTGGCAAGATTCAAAGTAACAGCACCAGATGTTCCACCACCAGACAATCCAGTTCCAGCGGTTACTGATTCAATATCACCAGCATCGTTGGTAAAGCTAATTACACCAGTTGAAGTGTTATAGGCAAGATCTCCAGAAACACTAATTGATGCTCTTGTATTTGCTGTAAAATCACTAACTTGTGAAGACAAGATAGAAATTGTATTGCTAGCTGCTCCTGTCAAACGACCTTGAGCGTCAACAGTGAACGCACCAACAGTAGATGCATTACCATATGTACCAGCAATAACAGCTGTATTATCAAGATTGATTGTTAATGTATCAGTTGCGCTCGCAACAGATGAAAGACCAGTTCCACCTGAGACAGTGAAAGTATCTGTTCCTGTAGTTATTGTCTGATTTGTTCCAGAATCTCCTGCAACTGTGAACGTAGTTGCAACTCCAGTAATTGCAGTGTCAACATAAAGTTTAGTAGCTGCATGCGCATTAGAGGATGGCGTTGCAATTGAAAGTGTTCCAGAAAATGTTTTATTTCCAGTTACAGTTTGAGTGCCAGTTAATCCTAAAAATGCACCAGGGCCAGCAATTGCCAAGACTGACGTTGCGTCACCGCTTGTGTCACCTTTTCCATAATACAGAGTTTCATCTACTTCGTTAAATGCTAACTCTGCATTCTTTAGGCTAGATGGAGCTCCTGATGCACCGCTAGTTCTTCTTCTGATTCTAATTGTATTTGCCATTTTTAAAAGTTTCCTCCATCAGTAACGTCTTTTTCGGCGTAATTAACCCATTGGGAACCGTTGTAACGTAATACGTTACCTGTACTTACTTCACCAATAGTAACATCTGTCAGTCCATTTAAAACTGACTGAGTAGATATAGCTGACTCTGTAGCTATAATTCGATCTTTAATAGTTAAATGTGATCCAGCTGGATTTATTCCCAATACTGTCTGGACTGCTTCTATGGCATCGTTTGCATTTGCGTGCTGTAAATGATGCGGGACTGTTGTAGAATTCAGGGTGTCAGTTGACAGAGGATTCTGCAAAACATCTAAAGAATTTGGATAATTAGTAGCCATTTTAAACCTTTACAAAGAGATAATCTTAGTTGAATCATTACTCCACACTATAGTAATGTTGAGTACTGTATTAATACCTGCAAAAGGTATACCTGTTGCAGTATCTATGTGAGCTATTAGTCTTGATGTGGCATCTGACCCTGTATCTACATAGAGTATGACTGATTGAAAAGCGTTTCCTGGATAATCAACTATAGTTAAATCATCTGCATCTAGGACGCCTAATGTATTTTGCACGTTTAGTAATGCGGTAGACCTAGCTTTTATTGAAGACGAAGAAATGTCAGAAACAAATTGGTGTGTGTTTTGAGATAAAGTATAAGTGCTATCTACGAGAAGTACTTTTAAAGACTGAGAAGAAACATTTATTTGACCATTTAATAATGACTGTTTAGCTTTCCCATATATTAAATTAGCCATTATTATATGCCAATGTCTTTTGAAACTATAATTCTATATTTATAATCATTTTCAAAATAAATAGCTCCAGTAGCAAAGTAAGAAGGCGTTGCATCTGTGGATGGAAAATCTACATAAACATCAGGCTTCCAAGAGTGAGTAGAAATTTCAGGTTCTAGATTCTCCCACCTAATTGGAGTTCTTTGTATTCTTTTTCTTTGTATTTTAAAATAGTTTTTATTCAAAAAGTTTGATGCTGGTCTAGCATTAAAGCTTATAACAACTCTTCCGTTATTGTAATCATTATCTAAATAAAAGTCTCCATTTTGAGGATCAATTGATTTAATAAAAAAGTTAGGATTCTTAGCAACTACGTGCATACTCGTGTATGCATCTGCCCTAATTGAATGGTCTTCAATTAAGATCTCTTGTATTTCAGGCACTCTTATAGAAGAGAATGATGATGGTGTTGCGTCATCTGTTTTTGTAAATAAAACCTGCTCTTCATCAATTAGCTCATTAGCTGCGTCAAGAAAGCCCTTTACTCTAATAACATAGCTTGTATTTGCGGGTAGCTTTTTGTCCCAGTACAGAGTTAGGGATCTTGATATCTGATTATAATCAGTTATTGTATTGATAGTTTGAAAAGGTCCACTTACAACACTTGGTGTTGCAGCATTAGTTTGTACAATAAAATTTTGATTAACTAAACTTGATATCTTTATAGTTCTACCAAATTTTAGAACAACCGTATTTAAATCTACCTGTGCGTATTCGAGCAGGTTCAATGCCACAATATTCTCCTTAACCCACAATTCTTATAATAAACTAGTAACGCTTAATCCATACAAAAACAACAGGGGGTGGCAATAAAGCCACCCCCTGTCGCTAGAGTAATCGTAACTATAACTACCCTAAGATTTGCGTGCTATTAAAGCTGGTTAAAAACCTGAACTTCATAGTTACGTGCAAGGTTGATGTTCTTAGCAACGGTAATACCTTCACCATCACCGAGCATCACGATGTCGTAGCGCTCTTTCATCTTCATTTGACGAATGTCACGACTTGGATCATCGAACTGATCGGTTGTCATATCATCCTTAACGAGGAGTGTTCCCACTTCGTTGCGGTCAATCAAGAAAAGGTCAGACTTAGCTGGTGTTGCGCCACTCTTAGCTGTAAAGCTTACGAATGGTGAGACTATAACGTTGAGACCCATTGGGGCTGTAGCGTTAAGAGCTGCATCTGAACTCTGAGGACGGAATCCCCAACTTGTATTTACTGCAGAAGCTGCACCACCCATGTGGAAGATAGCGTCCTTCAAGAAGACAGACCACATCAAAGGATGCAGAATGAAGTCTGTTGGTACGTGTCTTTCAGCCATGAGCACTGCTGCCATGTCTACAACGTCATCCCAGCGAATAGTACCGTTGGCATTGCCGTCGATACCGAGACCGGTTGTGTCGTCATTTCCACCAGCAGTGTTGTCGAATACAACAGTAGCTGCATCCTTAAAACGGCTAAGTGCGATTTGCTCTTTCAAACGAGCCATTGCACGACCTGCTGCTCTCACATGCAAGCCTACGATGTCCCAAAGTGAGTCAGCGATGACTTCCTCGGTGAATGAAAGCTTGACACCCTTTTTGGATACCTTGCCCTCAATCTGCTTTGCGAAGGCTAATGCCTGCTCTGGATACTCTTGTCCTTCTGGGATCTCTGCTGCTTGAATAGCGTTGACTGCTGGGAACTCCAAGGAGCGTCCCTTTCCAAGGCGGACTACTGAAAGAAGTGGCGTTACCAACAATTGTGGCTCAGCTGCTTCTCTAAGGGTACGAGAGATAACTTTAGGGAAAAGTGCAGCAGCGTCAGCTGAAGCAAAAGCTTCCTTAATAGTTACTCTGTTATCTTCATCAATATGTCCGTCTTCGGCCAGCGCGGCTTCCCAAGCTGGGAGACCCGAGAGGAGCTCTTGGATTGTTTTACTCATCTTAGGATTTTCCTCCTGTTATCTTTCTTCTTTGTTTATTAAAGTGTTAAGTTGACGCGGAATGCGCCCTTGACATTGTGTACATCCAGGTTGCTACGGATACCAAGCTTGCCTGAGAAAGAGCCTGAACGAGTAAGTTCAAACACTGTCTTAAGTGCACCTGGATCTGATGGCAATTGCATGTAGGAAAGTAAGCCATCATCAAAGTTGGTAGCAAACGTTTCTACTTCTATAACCTTACCAACCTGGAGGTAAGGATTTGTTCCGCACAAGGTAGTTGTCAAGTTAACGGCACGTCCCATGTGGTCAGCTTTGATAAGCGAACCAACTGTTACGTCGTCGTTAACACCAACGACCATTGGATACTCTACGTAACCATGTGTAATGAATCCAGCACCCTGCGAGGTACCTTTGTCAAATGGTCTGTAGAGGTCATATTGTGCTACACCAATTGGATTTGAATAAGCTCCAACTGCGATTGTGTCGGTTGCACCAGATACGTATGATGGCGTTGCGCCATTGAGTGGATTCCATGCTGCTGGAGCTGTATCGCCCCAAGTAACGCTTGATACGGTACCGTTAGCAGGGACTACCATTGCATCACCGGTTGTTGCATTAGCAACTACGGAAAGAATGGTTCCCTTTGGAATGACAATCTCAAAACGATCATCTTCACTGTCTGTATACCAGGTAGGAAGACCTTGGCTTGGAAGCAAGTAAGCTGCTGGAGCGATGCCCTCAGAAACTACAAAACGACCTGAACCTGTCTTAGTCCCTACCTTACGAAATTTTGCTAAACTCATTTAGTTTTCTCCTTAAGATATTATTGTTATTATTAAAGTTTACGACGGCCCATAAGTGCATCTACGAATAGTTGCTCTGGAGCATTGATCACTTTTTCTTTGACTTCTTCTTCGCCATTTCTATCTACAGTGATGACATTGTCTTCACCCTCGATAACTGCGATTTCAGAATCCATCTCCAACATATTGCTTCTTGCATTCTTTGCAGTAGGCATTTTTGCTAGATCTCTCAATGAATCGGCAAGTGATGAAGCACTTCTTGAATTATGTTCTTCAATAAGCTCTTCTCTTACCTCATGTGACTCAACTCCAGCTGCAATTTTTGCGTCAACAACTCTCTCGACAAGAGTTCTGTGCAATGCGCTTTTGAGCTTTTGATTTTCTTCTTCAAGTAAATGGAGTTTTTTCATTGAATCATCAGCATCTTGCTCAGAGACTACATTGTTGTCAGTGAGCTCTACCTTTGAATCTTCATTTACTTTATTTTCTTCAGCGACTTCAGAATTAGATGATTCAACTGCCTCTAAGGCAAGTTCTTCTACTGATTCTGAAACTACTGCAGATCCTATATTTTTCCAGGATTCATTTCCTGGTTCGCCAACTTCCATCTTTAGGGAAGAGCGAAGTTGCCATGCCCACTTCTTATGCTGATCATCACGCTCAGCAAGGAAGTTTGCAACACCCTGTTCGTTAGCTGTGTTAGCAACTGCAAAAGCTGCCATAACGCTAGCATTAACTGCATTGTTCTTTTCAAGAATTCCGGAAGCCAAACCCAATGCCTCAGTAATCATCATGTCATCTTTAAATGAAGAGTTCATAACAGACTCAGTTAGTGTTCCTGGGAATGCTTGAATCTTTCTCATGTTTTCTGCAATTCCGTCAACTGAACCAATTGCGTCTTCATAGATATTTGAAAACAATTCATGGTACTCGGTGAAGTCTTCGCCTTCAACGTTCCAATGTGCTCTGTGAGCTGCAAAGTAAAATACAATAGTATCATTAAGAACTTTTTGAAGAGCTACGGCAAGTGAATCGCCTTCTGCTTCTATTATAGTCTTTTCTGACTCTTCAGCCTTAACTGATTCTTCTGCTTCTGGAGCATCAGTAGCAGGAGTTTCCTCAGCTACCTCTTCGGTCTCTGGTGCTGTTTCTGGATCTTCTTGTGATTCTTCTACTAAGCCTGAAGCTATTGCGGATAGGTCATTGCTAAGATCTTCAACAGCTGCGAGGATATCCTCACTTTTAACATTTTTTTTCATATTTGAGTTCTCCTCATAGCTATTACTATCTTTGTTCTCATTAGATAGTAATGAGTTGTTGTTATTATTGTAATCTTCGCTCTCATGGATGGCTAGAGCTGTCAAAAATGCACCTTTGAGATGCAAGTAAAGTGGCTTGGATTCTTTCTTCTTCATAGAACTAAGAATTGATTCATTCTCTTCTACAGACACAATGTCCTCTGTATCCATATGAAGTACAAAGGCCGAACTCTTTGCTACCCAACCATCCTCGGAGTCTTGAACTGGTGTTCCGTCACTAGGATTGATAGCTCTAATGCTAGACTTTTGATCTGCAGGCTGATTGACAAAAGAATATTCTTTAAATGATATATCCTGCATATCTATAAAAGCAAGTTTGCCTTTATAAACTTGACCTCTTTTATACTTAGAGCCTGTTGGTCTTCCAGTTTCTGTTTCTTTCGCAAGATCGTCTCCAGAAATTGAACATACTGCTTTACCAGCTCTGCCACCAACTGAACCTGTTAAGTATCTTTTATCAAGAACCTTTTGAATAGCCATTGGATCTGTGATTGCAATTTGCAAACGGACAAAAGAACTACCATCAGCTTCTTTATCCATCCTGGCTGCCATTACTCGGCCCATTGGCTCTGAGTTTAAATCATGGTTTAATATAATAGGCTTTGGATATGGCTCAACCCATGACTGCAAAGCTTTTTCTAGCTCAATTGCTGAGTAGTTATTATAGTTTCCGTGTAAGGCCTTCGTGAATAGCAGCGACTTCTATAATGAGTCCCTGATTGGAGGCAACTGACTCTCCGAAGTTAAAATCTGTTTTAGAAAAATCTGGCAGTACAACTGTAAAATTTTCTGTGAAATCAAATGCCATTAACATCTCCATGCTGATATGGTTTTTTCTCGTTGTTATTAATAGTAAGTTCCTTTTATACCATTAAACAATTTTATATAAAGATATCATATTTTTATATGGTTTTCAAATAAAATAGATTCTCTTGTGTCACCAGATTTAGCTAGGTGCTGCAACATCTCTTCATGCATAACATGTAAAGCATAAATGTATGAAGCACTGTAAAGATTAAGGCCTTTTTGCTTAGCTTCTAGGCTCCAACCGAGATCTTCACCTTGCGAATGAACCTTATAGCTTACTGACTCATATGCTTTTTTAGACATCATTTTTGCTGCCATAATTACGTCAGATTTAAAATAAGTACCAAGTGGATAATCTTTTCTGCGATAAGCTCTTCCGTCATCTTCATCTGACCAAGTCATTACACTTGGATAATCTACTCCAACTGGAGTCATAAACATCAATGGGCTAACTGCGTCTGCCCCTTCTTTTATGTGATTAATTAGAAGCTCTATCGTTGCAGGATTTTTTAATATTATATCAGAATCAAGACTAAAATAATATTCAGGCTTAACTTCTCTTACTCTATCAAGTATATGATTTCTCAGTGATACCATATTAAGATACTTTGACATTGTCCACTGTCTTGAGTTTCTTTGATGCTCAAAATGTGGTATGTCAGATCTTTCATGCACTTCAAAAAATGGAATCTCTGGATGTTGATTACGCCATGCTGATAAAATATTTTTTATATTAACATCATCTGGCGATGTTTCAAAAATAAAACCTATTTCATCTAATGGAATAGATTGTCTTTCTAGAGCTGAAGCCCCTAGTGGAAATATCCAATCTCTTTTATATATTGGACA